ACTGGGCCTGCTGGACCTACAGGAGCTACTGGGCCTGCTGGACCTACAGGAGCTACTGGGCCTGCTGGACCTACAGGAGCTACTGGGCCTGCTGGACCTACAGGAGCTACTGGGCCTGCTGGAAATATTGATTTTTTACTATTAAATTTGGTTAATTAAATAAAGGGTATTTATAATGGCAGACAAACCAACTTATGCAGCAAATCCTAGAGTGATTGATGTTGCTACCGTATTAACTGCTAATACTAACCGAGACGGATCAGGAATAATTGTTTCGATTGCATCCGGCTCAGACAACGGATTTAGAATTACGTCGATTGTGGCTCAGGCTGTAGTAACTACAACCGCAGGTATGATTCGAATTTTTCTATCTACCGACTCAGGTATTACATGGAATCTATTTGACGAAATTCCGATTGGAGCAACATCCGCGTCAGCAACTAGACCGGCTCATCGTGGAATGAAGAACTACAACGATCTAGTTCTTAAAGGTACTGCTGTGCAAATCGGAGCTAGTACCCACAACGCAGAAGCTCATCGAGTATGGGTGTTAGGAGCTGATCTATAATGAATCCAGGAATTTTTGGGAATCCTGAGTCAGTAGTCACCGAACAATACTTTCACGCAATCGGCAATCCAGGTGCTCAAGGCGAAATAAAGAACTGGCAGCAATGGACAAAGCCACGCAATTGTAAATTTGTTGCCATTAAATGTATTGGTGCTGGGGGTGCTGGGGGTAACGGTTTTAGTGGATCGTCTGGTACAGCTCGCGGAGGTGGTGGTGGTGGTGGGTCAGGCGCAACTGCATCGGCTATTTACCCTGCGTCGATCTTACCAAATGAATTATGGATTCAAGTTCCGAGAGGTGGAAGTGTAGCCGGTGAAGTAGGTGGTCGAGCTGTAGTAGCCGTGGTTCAAAGCGAAGCTAACGTCTCGTCCATACTACAGTCCGGCAACGGTAATGCGGGTTCCGGTGGTAATGGGACGGATAGTGCCGCAGGTGGTGCTGGAGGGGCCAGCACCGTACTGACTAACGGAAACATAGCTCTACTTTCATGGTCATTAAGTTGGTTTGCTTCTCTTGGTCAAGCAGCCGGTGCTGGTGGAGCACACACCGGAGCTAATGGAGCTGATGCTTCCCATCAACTGATGCTTACAGGAGGCGCTGGTGGTGGCGGAACTACATCGGCTAATTTTTCTGGAGGTAGTGTTACAACTGGATGGTCAAGAGAAGTACTACAACCACAAGTAAATGGTGGTGCAGCCGGTAGCAATGACGGTGAACATGGATACTCATTCCGTAGCGGCTTAGGTAATGGTATGTGGTTCTTTGCCGGTGGTGCAGGTGGAGGCTCGTCCAACACAAACGTAGGTGGTAATGGAGGTAATGGGGGTATAGGCTGTGGAGGAGGTGGTGGTGGTGGTGGGACCACTGGTGGATTAGGTGGTGCTGGTGGTGATGGTTTAGTTGTAATTTGGACTTGGTAAATTAGGTTGACATTTGTACACTATTATACTATAATAATATATGAGAATACCAAAAAACAAAACAGAAAGGGAGACCTTAGAAACTATAGATATAGTGATTAATAGGGTTTCGCCCAGATATATATTTCCAGGATATGAACTTGACGATATAAAACAGCAGGCTTTTATTATATGCCTAGAAGCCCTAGAGCGTTATGATGAAAACCGCCCATTAGAGAATTTTTTATCTCATAATTTATCTAATAGACTCAAAAATTTTGTTAGAGATAATTATTATCTAAAAAAAGATCCTGAAGCTAAAAAAAATCTATTAAAACCACTTCCGATAGAAGAGGGTTTTAATGTATCTTACGAACAAAGCTCATATACAGATTTCTCTAAGCTCCTTTATATTATAGATACTAAACTGCCTGTTTCTCTCAGGGAGAATTACCTAAAGTTTACAAGTGGGGCTTATCTTCCAAGACTAGAAAAAACTGAGCTATTAAAAGTCCTAAGAGAAATTTGTGAAGAAAATGGTATAACCGAAGGAGAATTTTATGAGTCTTAAAAAAGGTCGCATATCTTTAGAAGAAGACGCATTTATAAAAAATAACCTAGAGATGCCCCTACAAGAGATGGCTAAAAAACTCAATAGAGAAGAAGCAAGTTTAGCCGCATATATGAAAAGAAAATATGCGGTTGAAGCAAAGAAAGAAGTAGGGTCACACGCCCTTAGAAATCGCCCCTTTTTTAAACAATTAAAAGAACAGTTTTCATCTGCCGAAATTGATTTGTTTGAGTATCATTGGAATCAAACAGTTGAGCAATTTAATAGAGACACTACCCCAACAGAAGAATTACAGATTATAGATTTAATAAAGTTGGAAGTCCTTTGTAATAGATCACTTGCTACAAATAAGTCTAACCTAGAAGATATTTCTCGGTTAGAAACTCATCTTCGGCTTTTTGAGGCTTTACCAAGTCCTGATCCAGAAGATATAGAACAAGCCACAACTAGAGAAAGACAGTTGGCAGGATTAAGGGCCGCACAAGAAGCTATCAATAAAGATTACAGAGAATTGTTAGCTAAAAAAATGGCTATATTAAAAGATATGAAAGCCACAAGAGAACAAAGAGTAAAACGCATAGAAGATTCTAAAGAGTCTTTTTCTTCGTGGGTAGCTAATTTAATGAGCGACCACGATAAACTTAGGAGATATGGAACGGAAATGGAACTGCTTAGACTAGCTACTGAAAAAGAAAAGCAAAGATTGGGCGCGTACCACTCTTTCATAGATAAAGAAGTAGATCAACCCTTTTTAAATCACGAAACCGTATTGGAGTAATAATGAAAGCTATAATAACAGGAATAACTGGAATGGACGGGTCTCACTTAGCAGACCTATTGTTAGAAAAAGGCTATAAAGTAGTTGGAGTTAAGCGTAGATCAAGCCAGCCCAATGAAGACAATCTAAGAAATGCTCTGAACGATAATAACTTCATAATAGAAGAGGGGGATGTTACTGATATATCTAGCATCATAAAGGTCTTAAACAAACACCCCGATGTTAAAGAGGTCTATAATCTAGCCGCCCAATCTCACGTTGGAACATCGTTTAAGTCTCCTGGTGTTACATGGGATATTACCGCAAAAGGATGTATGAATCTATTAGAAGCCCTTGTTGACTTAAACATGACCCACGTTAAGTTCTATCAAGCCTCATCTAGTGAAATGTTTGGTTCAGCCTTCTCATATATTAACGGCCTAATAAGAGAGGGAGATGCCACAACAGAGGCTGGAAAGCACATACTAAAAAACCCCTCTATTCATTCTTATCAAGATGAAAGCACTAGGTTTTTACCCCAATCGCCCTATGCCATAGCTAAATGTGCCGCCCATGAAATGGTTAGATTATTCCGCAATGCTTATAATATGCACGCCTCTTGTGGTATATTATTTAATCACGAAGGAGAACGCAGGGGCGAGTTATTCGTTACACGCAAGATAACAAAGTGGTTTACTTCATTTGCTAATTTTATGTACTCTAACTCCCTCTCATATAATAATATAATAAACACTGAAGGGGATTATATAACATTTCACAAGGATAGTATAATTAAGCATCTTATCTCATACGACACTGGTGATAAAACACTTTCTTTTTCTAAACTCAGGCTTGGGGATGTGTCTACGTGTAGGGATTGGGGGTATGCCGGTGATTATGTTTCTGTTATGTATACTATGTTACAGCAAAACTCTCCTGATGATTACGTTATATGTACTGGAACTACCCATACAATAGATGATTTTATTAAAGAATCCTTTTTATGTGTAAATACCTTATATCAGTTCGATTCTCTTAGTATTACTTATAAAGACCTATTTATTCAAGACCCCCAATTTATTAGACCCGCAGAGGTTCCTTATTTAAGGGGTTCTTATACTAAGGCTAGAAAGGTATTAGGTTGGGAACCAACTTACAATTTTAAAGGTCTAGTTAGGAAGATGATTGAAAAAGATGCAGAGAGATTGGGATTCTAAAGAGTATAGGAACTGGAGAGCTAGAATAAGGAGACGGGATAGATATACGTGTCAAATGCCTAATTGTGGCTCTAAGAGGGCTATAAAAGTCCATCATATATTACCTTGGTCTAGATTTATGTCTAATAGGTATGATGATAGAAATGGTATCTGTCTATGTAGAAGGTGTCACGACTCTATAGCCAGAAAAGAACATTTTTATGCAAGGTTGTTTTTGAATATAGTGAATAGGAAATATGAATAGTCCACCGAAATATTGGGTCGTTAAAGACAGTAGGGAAAAAACAGGCTATAACTTCACTCCTTATCTATTGTGTCAGGGTATGAAGTATGGTCAATTAGAGACAGGTGATTACACCATAGACGGGCTACATGACAAGCTATGTATAGAAAGAAAAGCTTCTCCTGTAGAAGTAGCAACTAATCTTGGAAAGGATAGTGACAGATTCTATAGAGAACTAGCAAGAATGAAGAATTTTGAACATAAGTTCTTAATACTGGAATTTGAATTTGAACAAATGATGCAGTTTCCAAAGAATGTTAATCTACCGCAAATAAGAATTACGGGGCGGTATCTACATAAGAGAATTGTAGAAATGCAATTGGACTTTGGTATTCAGGTTATTTTCGCTGGAAGTGCATACAATGGATTTTTATATACTTGTAGGATTCTAAAATCTATCAACGAAAAATATAAGGACCTGGAGCGATGCGAAATGTTCTAACTGATCTTCATAATTATGGGGTAGTATATTCTAAGTACAAAGAGATATTTGTGAATAGAATGCAAAATGATTTTGAAGATGACGATGTAAACCATGAAATGTCTTCAATATTCATAAAGAATCTAAGAGCACTAGATGTACCAAACGGTAATATACTAATCCACCTGAATGCGAATAGGGGTGGACAGTGGGAAGATGGTATGGCAATGTATGACTCTATAAAACATGCGAGAAGCTATGTAACGGTTTTAATTTACGGCTCCGCATGTTCAATGGGAAGCCTGATCCCTCAAGCGGCAGATTTCAGAGTAATTATGCCAAATGCATACATGATGTGTCATTATGGAGAAGAGGATTTAAGCGATATCCACACAAATAATGTCAAATATTTCGAAATCGCTCAAAAAATGGCCGCTAAAATGATAGATATTTATTCGTTCAAAGTTAAAGATTCTGAATATGTAAAAAGCCGCAAACTAAGATATCCAGATAGATTTGCAAAGAGTTTTGTAAAAAAGAAATTAGATGAAGGCAACTGGTATCTAACATCACAAGAAGCCCTACATTACGGACTCGTAGATGCTATCCTTGGAACAGATACTTACCCTAATATAGATTCCCTCTTAAAATGAATAAAAACAACGCTTGGCTAAACTTAACAGATGAAGAAATTAAGTCAATATGTAATCCGGCTGAATTTATCCTGAATGACCAATTTGATTTTTGTTCTAGACTCTCTTATATTATGTCTAATCCGGAATACCTTTACTTTACAAGTAAGGAAATCATAGGTATAGAACTTCTTCCAACACAATGCCTTATGATACAAGAACTATGGAAAAGAAAATTTCCTATGTTGATTGCGACTAGAGGTTTTGGTAAGTCATTCATATTATCTCTTTATTCTATACTCAGGGCTTTAATGCTAGATGGTAGGAAGGTAATCATAGTCGGTGGTGGTTTCAGACAGTCTAAGATATTGTTTGAGTATATGGAGAATATGTGGAATAATTCTCCTTTGTTAAGAAGTATGTGCGATCACAATAAAAGTGGTATAAGAAAAGATACAGATAGATATAGTTTAAAGATTAATAATAGTATTATATCGTGTCTTCCATTAGGAGATGGTTGCCTATCTTCTGACACATATATTACTTATAAAAATGGTTTTAGGAAAATAAATGATAGAATTTCCAATTTAATATATGGTAATGGAAAATTTAATTATAGCGATGAATTTTATAATAATGGTATAAAACCAGTAAAAAGAATTAAGACAAAAAAGGGTTTTGAATATAGTGGAACATATAATCATAAAATGAGGGTTTGTAGAAATTCTAATATAGATTGGGTTAGAACGGATGAGCTACAAATAGGAGATAGAATTTTAATAGATAGAAGCGAAAGATGGCATGATGGAAATTTCAATTGTAACGAAGATGAGGCTTATATATTAGGGTCTATGATAGGAGACGGGTGTTGGACAAACAAATATTCGTTACGATTTGCAACTTCAGATGTTGATCACTTTATACCAATTTTTAACTCTGTTTTTCCTAAAAAATGGATTAAATGCTCTAAAAAAGATAAACATCATTTTATTTGTTGTTCTAAAAAGATAAATAAAGACTGGTTAGATTTTTGGGGGATGGAAAAAACTTATGCTATAGATAAAAAATTGCCAAATACAATTTTATCATCATCTAAAAATAATATGTCTGCATGTATATCAGGATTGTTTGACACAGACGGAACTATACAAATATCTAATACAAAAGGTGGAACAGCTATATCTATAACTTTATATAGCACTAGTTTAGAGCTTGTTAAACAAATTCAATACATATTATTACACTATGGAATCATATCTAATTTGAGAAGTAGAAAACGTAAAAATAAGAATTGGAATATAGAATACTCTTTATTATTAACCGGTAAAAATTGTAAATTATTTGCTGAAAAAATAGGCTTTAGATTGCAGAGAAAACAAAATGAATTATTAAGGGGTCTGTCTTTACAATCATGCGAGAAATCTCACGATGATAATATTACTTTTTTAAAAGATATTATGCTAGATATATGTAAAAATAATACAAGTAAAAATAATAAAATATCATATTCTATAATAAAAAGAAAAAAAAATATTACTCATAAATTTTTAGATATATTTTTAGAAGCTTATAACAATATAGATTCGAATGTTGTAGAATTATTAAAAAAATTAGCTAATAAAGATATTTATTATGATAAAATAGTTAGTATAGAAAATGCAGGTAACTTAAATACTTATGATATGCACATTCCTTCAACACATGAATATTGTGCAAATGGATTTTTTAGTCATAATAGTAAGATTAGAGGTCAAAGAGCACACGATATTATTGCTGACGAATTTGCTACTATTCCTAGAGATGTATTTGAAACAGTTGTAGCCGGATTCGGTGTTGTTTCTTCTACCCCAATAGAAGGTGTTAAAATTGCTGCCGCAAAGAAGAAGGCTGAAGAAGAGGGAATTGTTCTAGAAGATGAACAATTAGACCATTCTGGGTTTAGAATACCAAATCAAATAATATTATCTGGAACCGCTTATTACGATTTTAATCACTTTGCCGATTACTGGAAAAAGTGGCGTAGAATAATAAAAAGCAAAGGAGATAGAATAAAGCTCTCAGAAATATTTACTGATGGTATACCTAAAAATTTCAGGTGGCAAGACTATTCTATAATGAGAATACCTTATGAGCTAGTACCAGAAGGATTTATGGACCCCGAAATGGTTGCAAGGTCTAGGGCTACTGTTCATACCGGTATTTATATGATGGAATATGGGGCGGTATTTACAAAAGACTCTCAGGGATTCTTTAAGAGATCATTAATACAATCTTGTGTGCCTTCTATAGATAACATCATAAAAGATGGTAAGGGCAATGATATAAACTTTAATACAATGCTTATTGGGGATAGAAATAAGAAATATGTATTTGGAGTTGACCCTGCTTCTGAAGTTGATAATTTTAGTATCGTAGTTATAGAACTAAATGGAGATCATAGGAGAGTTGTTCATTGCTGGACAACTAATAGATCACAGCATAAAGATATGCAAAAGATGGGTCTATCTACAGAGAAGGATTTCTATTCTTATTGTGCTAGAAAAATAAGAAACCTTATGAAAAGGTTTAATTGTGTTCATATAGCTATGGACGCTCAGGGCGGTGGTATAGCTGTTATGGAAGCTCTACACGATACAGATAAGTTAGAAGAAGGAGAACATCTGATTTGGCCTGTTATAGACGAAGAAAAAGAGAAAGACACGGATGACGAGAAGGGTCTTCACATATTAGAGTTGTGCCAGTTTGTTAAATACGATTGGCTCTGTGAGGCTAATCACGGACTCAAGAAAGACCTAGAAGATAAGATTCTAGTGTTTCCATTCTTTGATAATTCAACTATAGGACTTTCAACGGCAGATGATATATTAAAAGAAAGAAAGTATGATACCCTAGAGGATTGCGTTTTAGATATAGAAGAATTAAAAGAAGAACTTTCTCTAATAGAAATGGGACAGACCCCAAATGGTAGAGATAAGTGGGATACACCCGAAGTTATTCTTGGGGGCGGTAAGAAGAAAAGGCTTAGAAAAGACCGATACTCTTCTCTCTTAATGGCTAATATGGCTGCCCGTATAATAGACAGAACTCCAATCCCAGAAGAATATGGATTCTACGGGGGATTTGCAGACACAATATCTCAAAAACAGAAAAACGCTGATAAAAATATGTATTCTGGACCAGCTTGGTTCGTAGATGGCTCAAAAAACCTATATTAGTGTATAATTATATTGTAATTTGAATACAATTTAATTAAGCAAAATAGGGGGCAATATGTCCGAATTAAACACTTGGTCTAGCATTAATGGCTTTACTAAAGCTCTAAATGAGTATAGTGAAGCTATATCTAGTAGTTTTAATACTAGTAAAAGTTCTGAGGGTCTAAGAACCATACGTCCCGAATTCAATAGAAAGGACTATGACGCTTTTAGACCAAATTCTGCTGTTCCCCAAGATAAGAGAAAATCTATTTCACTCTGCAATAAAGCTTATAAGCAGAATGGTATCATAAAGCAAGTTATCGACTTAATGAGCGACTTTGCTTGTCAGGGCGTTAGGCTAGTCCACAAAAATAAATCTGCTCAAACATTCTTCGAACAGTGGTTTGATAAAGTAGGTGGAAAAGAAAGATCAGAGAGATTTTTAAATAACCTTTATAGATTGGGTAACGTGTTCCTGTATAGAGCCTACACGGATGTTTCCCCAAATATGATAAACTTTATGAAGTCTGTAGCTTCGGACATAAAGATACCTGATTACGAGGTAGATAAGAGTAGAATTCCTTTTCGTTATACATTCTTCAATCCCCTAAGTATAGACATCAATGAGAAGGGCCAGTATGTTGTTAATATATCTAATACAGGAAAGTTTTTCCACAATCAAAATGTCTACCAAATAGAAAACTTAAATCATATTCCAAAACCGGTTTTCGATAACTTACCAAAAACTCTTAGACAGCAAATAACCAATAACGAAAAGAATATAGTTTTGGAACAAGAAAGATTATCTATATACCACTATAAGAAGGATGACTGGGAAGATTGGGCTGATCCAATGATATACCCTATTCTGGATGATATATTCATGTTAGAAAGAATGAGGCTTGCGGATTTTGCCGCATTGGACGGGGCTATTTCAAATATCAGACTTTGGAGATTAGGAAGTTTAGAACATAAGATATTACCTAATAAACCCGCTATTGATAGATTAAGACAAATTCTATCGTCTAATCAAGGGGGCGGTACTATGGAACTTGTTTGGGGTCCAGAGTTAGACTTTAAAGAATCGGCTACAGATGTTCATAAATTTTTAGGGTCTGCTAAATATGACGCCCCACTAAACGCTATATATGCCGGTGTTGGAATACCACCTTCTATGACTGGTCAGGCTAGTAGTGGAAAATCTGGATTTACTAATAATTCAATGTCTTTAAAAACTCTTATAGATAGACTTGAATATGGTAGAATGCTATTAATAGATTTTTGGTCTAAAGAAATAGAAATGGTTAGACAGGCTATGGGATTTAGATATCCCGCAGAAATAATGTTTGATCAAATGTCTATATCAGACGAAAATGCTGAAAAAGCCCTACTAATACAATTGGCAGATAGAAATATAATAAGTGATGAAATGGTAATAGAAAGATTTAAGGGTAGCCCCGAAATAGAAAGAGCTAGACTCAAGAAAGAAACAGAAGATAGAGAGTCCGGAGATTTACCAACAAAAGCTAGTCCATTTCACAATGCTAATTTTGATATGGATATGGAAAAACTCGATAAACAAATCAAATCTACTGAAAAAATCAGTAAAGAAAAAATGGTCCAAAAACCCGCTGGTCCTAATGGAAGACCCATTAAAAAGAAAGATACTGCACCAAGAAAGCAAAGGGTAGCAAAACCAAGAACTTCTGCTACTATTAAATGGGTTAATAATACATGGGACAGAGTTTCCGAACTTATAAATGCCGCATTTTTAAACGAAGTTGGTAAAAAGCACCTTAGACAGCTTAGTAAGGCTGAAATAAAGGACCTGGAATACATAAAGATAGACACTATCTGCGGCTTAGAACCACTATCTGTAGTAGAAGACAAAGACATAATTTTTTCTCTTTCAAAACTCTCTAAAGCCCCTCAAGACCTATTAGATTCCTTAGAAAAACAAGGAATTACATTAGAAAGAATAGGTTTGGAAGATTTTAGACTAGAGTTTATATGCAACTATTCAGAGTACATTTTACTCGATATTTAGGGTTTTTGTGTATATTTTGACAGAGGTAAAAAATGAAAATATTTAAACAAGAGGTAAAAGATGGGCTATCTGAGGCTATTGCTGCCTCTTCTTCTATAGCATATCAATCTGTCATAAAACAGGCTGATAAACCATCTGATGAAAAATTGAAATTATTTACTTCTAAAGCTTATAATCCAGATCAACCAGATTTAGCTTATATAGAAACTATATTAGCTTCTACTGGATGGAACTTAAATGATGATATTTTTGTTCCTTCCGAAATGTGGAAAGCTAGATATACTGCGGTAGATAAGAAATTAAATGTTGAGCATGATGAAGATGATATAGTCGGTCACATAACCGGTTCTTATGTTTCTTCTGGACAAGAAGTTTATTATGACGAAGATATTCCTGATAACTTTGATATTGTAACAGCCGCAGTCATATATAAGATTTGGAGAAAAGAAGAAACAAACAATAGAATAGCAAAAATCTTAAAAGAGATTGGAGAAGGTTTATGGTTTGTTTCAATGGAGTGTTTATTCCCTAAGTTTGATTATGGGGTAATTACTCCGGAAGGGGCCTCAATGATAATTGAAAGATCAGAGGCTACTTCTTATTTGACAAAACATTTAAGAATCTATGGTGGGTCCGGAGAATATGAAGGACACAAAATAGGTAGAGTATTACGAGATTTTACTTTTTCAGGAAAGGGTCTAGTATCTAATCCTGCTAATCCTAGAAGTATAATTTTAAAGTCTTCGGCATCATTTGTAAAGCCGGAACAAAAACAAAAATTCGAAATTGGAGAGAGAAAAATGACAGAAGAATTGCTTAAAGAGCAGTTGAAACTTTCTCAAGAGAAGCTTGATGCCGCACTTTCAGAATTGAAGTCAGTTAAGAGTGATCTTGAAAAAGCTAAAGCAGACGAATCTCAAAAGAGAGAAGAAGCTATCAAACTATCTTCTGAAGCAAAAGACAAAACAATTTCTGATCTGAATACTAAGATTCAAGAAATTACTGAAGTCCTAGCTAAGAAAGATGAATCTATCGTTTCTTTAAATAAAGAAATTGCAGATATCAAAGAAGCTTTGTCAGCTAAAGATGTAGAGCTTGGTAAGATTGCCAAAGCTAACAAAGATGCAACAAGACTACAAAAACTTGTTGATGCAGGTCTAGAAAAAACACAAGCCGAAAGTTCTTTAGAAATTTATGATTCTTTGAGTGACGAAAACTTTGATAAGGTTCTAGAAACCCTCAAGTCTGTTGCTAAGAAAGATTCTAAAGAAGACGACAAGATGAAGAAAGACAAAGCAAAATATAAAGATGATATGGAAGACAAAAAAGAAGGCGCAAAGGCTGGAAAAGAAACTTTTTCAGATACTAATGCAGAAACTTCTTTAGGTTCTAATACTGGCGATGACAAAGGCAAGCTGAAGGTGTCTTTAGCTTCTTGGTTATCTAGTACTATTGGTCTCAAAGATAATAAAGGAGAATAAATAATCATGGCACTTAAAGCTGATAGATATGAAATTCAACACGATATTAGCTTCTACTGGGGTGGTAGCATCGCAGATAGAGGGGGTATCGCTGTTCACGGTGCTACAGCAGGGTCAGGTGCAGCTATGGATCAGGGCGAGAATATCGCAACTTATATGGCTGTAGGCATTGCTAGTGATGCTAGCCCTAGTGGTATACCGTTAGGCGTTCTTATGAACGATGTTGTTAATAAAGACTTAACTAGAACTCACTTGAATGTTTACAAAAACGAAGTTCAATTGGGTGGTAAGGTTACGATACTTAGAAAAGGGTATGTTGTTACAAACATGGTAGACGGTAGTCCTGTTGCTGGTAACGCAGCTTATGTTAGTAAAACTACCGCTGGTAATTTTACAGCTACCGCAGGTAGTGGTGTTCATAAAGTTGGTAGATTTTTGACTGGTAAAGATGCAGATGGCTACGCTAAAGTCGAAGTCAATCTTCCTAACTAATAACAAGGAGAAATAAAAATGAAACTTAATTTAGTAAGGCCAGATGACTCAGTTATTGATCTACTAAGACGTACTGGCGATGCACATGAAGAAACAGCTATTGCGGCTCAAAGAGAGTATGCAGAAGCACTCACAATGCCATTGCGAAAAGCTGTTCTTGTCGGTGGTACTCTTGAAGGTATATTTCAAGGTATTCCTTTAGAAAAAGGTGCTACAGCAGAATATCCTACCGATCTTCTTGCTCCTGGAATGGAAGGTGAGCATGTTGCTTACACCAATCCTGGTCATGGTAGAATCCCAGAACGAAGCGTTGAATCGGATTACATCGCTATTCCGACATACAATATTGCTTCTTCTGTAGACTGGCTACTTCGATATTCCGAAGAAGCTAAGTGGGATGTTGCCGCTAGAGCTTTGGAAGTTATGCGAGCAGGATTTGTTAAGAAAGCTAATGATGATGGTTGGCATACACTTATTGCTGCTGGTGTAGATAGAAACATTTTGGTTTATGATGCTAATGCTCCAGCCGGAATGTTTACAAAGAGATTGGTAACTCTGTTACAAAATACCATGCGAAGAAATGCTGGTGGTAATTCAGCTTCCGGTTTCAGAGGAAAATTAACAGACTTGTATGTAAGTCCAGAAGCCCTACAAGATATTCGGTCTTGGGGTCTTGACCAAGTTGACGAAATTACAAGACGAGAAATTTATCTTTCTGAAAACATCACAAGAATGTTTGGTGTAAACCTTCACGATCTTGATGAACTCGGAGTTGGACAAGAATATCAATTGTTCTTCACAAACGTTCTTGGCGGTTCTGTTGCAGCAGGAGACAGAGAAATTGTTATCGGTCTTGACTTAACATCTAACGATAGTTTCGTTATGCCAATCAAGAAACAATTGCAAGTTTTCCCTGATCCTACACTTCACAGACAACAAAGAGTAGGTTTTTATGGATGGCAAGAACTTGGATTCGGGGTTCTTGATACTAGAAGAGTTATTCTAGGCTCATTCTAACCTAGTTTATAATATGGCGAAGAAGAAAGGCTCTGATAAAATCAGGGCCTTTTTTTATATTCAAAAGTGTATATACTATTGAAAACACATTCATAGGGGGATTTTTTATGTACGGGACTTCTAACTATTTAGAAGAAAAGCTTCTTAAACACGTTGTTCTTAATGTTACTTATACTGCCCCGACCAAAATAGCCATAGCTTTAACTAAAACTCCGGTACAACCAAACCAAACAGGTTCTACAATAAACGAAGTTAATAGTCCTGGATATTTAAGGGTAGAGATAAGTACACCAGCTAATTCTAGTACTAGATGGGATTATAATGCAAATAATCATAAAACCGATCTAGGCCCTGTAAGGAATAAGCTAAATATAACATTCCCAACCCCTACTGGTGATTGGGGTATGGTCTCTGGAATAGCTATACTAGATAGCTCAACAGTTGGGCAAGGTAATGTATTATTTTTTAAAGAGTTAGACCCTCCAAGGATGATCTACGCTGGAGAAACTGTTAAATTCAATCCTGCTAATCTTGGACTATCTATAGAATAATGCCACTAAAAAGTAAAGCACAGTTAGTTGATTTTATAACGGAATATATAACATCTAACGTTAATAGAAGAGTTACTCCAGAAGATATCAGGACAGCCCTGATAGACCTTATAGACTCTGTTCATATATTGACTTCTGGCGAAACTATACTGTCTAATAACCTATCTAGCCCTATTACTAATAATACGGTAGTTGGCGAAGAATCAATGCCATCTGTTATTGGTAGTGGTAATACTTCTGTTGGATACGCTTCTTCTCACTGTAATTTAGTTGGTTACGAAAATACATCTTTAGGTATTTCATCACTAGAAAATAATATTAGTGGGGATTTGAATGTTGCGGTTGGGGCTGCATCTCTAATTAAAAATAAAAGAGGCAACAATAATATTGGTATAGGGGCCTATGCCGGATATTATATTGGCGAAAATGATAGCAATCAGCTTTTTATAGGCTCACATCCAATTGATATGAATTTTGTGTCTACATATCCAAGTGGACATAGTACAGTTGTACCATTAATGAGGGGCGACTTATCTAATTTAAGATTGGCTATTGGTACAAATACTATACATACCGGTGGCACATTACAAGTAAAAGGTAATGTAACACCATCGCAAAGTGGATCAACTGATACATTAGGTACTAATACTTATGTTTGGGACAAGATTTTTGTAAACCAAATAGATTCTGATGGAAGCATTTCTTTAAATAAAAGTTTAACTCCGAGTGGAATAGTAGATATTGGGGCTTCAGGCAATGAAATTAATACTATTAGAACTAAAAATTTATTCGTAACGCAAACTGCAACAATAAATAGTATAGTAAATACTACTAGTATAAGTGCTTATAACAAAAGAATAACTTTAGCAACTAGTGGTACAGACCCGCTAACAAATACACCCAAACACATTTTCACAGATGAACAAATAGATGGCGGGGGCCTTTATATTGTTTCTAGCGGAACTGGATATAACAGAGAATATGGGTTTTCTTTTTCTAAGCCTGATTTTACTCTAACCGATCTTGTTCTTGATAATGTATATTCTAGGGCACATTGGAATTCTGATATAAGTATATCTACCGATCCAGGCAATCACGTAATGACTGATGCCATAAGGGGTAGAGATAAGATAGAGTTACGAAATAATAATAATAATCATATAGGGGTCTTAGGAGATGATTATTCATATTTTGGAAATTATTATGATCCGTATGGCGGCTTTGATTATTCTAATTCTTTAGTAAATAGTCATTCTTTTCTTTCTGCTATTCAAAATATAGCATATCCAAGTGGTGATTCTGTATTTTCTTATTCATCTAATTATATACCAAATAAATTATCAAATTCTTTATTTTGCTATAGTACTCCAATTATTAAAGCTAATGGAATCCAGTTTACTGATATTGAAGCTGGTAGTGAGATATATTTTCTTACCGACCCTTCTGGCTTAAAATGTGGGCTATTTCCTTTTACCGATACTTATGATAGTATAAAAGCGGCATTTAATGTTTATTTAAAAGATAATTCTAATGTACGATTTTCTTCTATAAGTGGACCTACATACTTAGAATTGTCTGCAAATGGCAATGATTTAAATTATGGTTTTCAATTAGAGTCTAATACTACACAAACAAAAGGTAGTTTGTATTATGGCGGAAACAAAGTAGAGTCTTTCATTCTAGAAAGTGGGGAGTTTAATTTACAGACGCCGCTTAGAATAAAAAGCTCATTAGCCCCTAGTGGTGAACTTGGTTATGGCTCTATATATGTAACACCTGCAACTCCTGGTATAGGAAGATCAGAATCTATCTTCTTCAAAGACGGTTCTGGAAATATATTTGACCTACTATCAGAAACTCAGCCAAATAAATTTAATTCAGCATTTGTTTATACTGATGCTAATCAAAATACAGTTATTGGCGAAAACGTAGATAGAAACTTTATACAAACCGTTGAATTTATTGCAATAGGAAAAAATGATTTACGCAACTATGGGTTAGAAGAACAAAATATTTTAATAGGAAATAATTTATCATCTTATACAGATGACAACTCTGTAGGAAGATTGCTTATTGGATATCAAGATAATTATTTTATTAGTTCTAAAATTTATGATGGTAATAATCTTGGATACCTCAAGATTCAAGATGAACTTATTATTCGAAGCTCTTTAGCTAACAATTATAGCACATCTTTGAAACAATTAGACGATGGTGTTTCTAATTTAATTTTAAAGAAAGACGCTTTTCCAGATCATCCACTATTAGATTTTGTAAACATTACATCATTTATTGCCCCATCGGGTTTTTCGCATCAGTTTTCTAATGATATACCTGCTCTTAATATTAAGGGCCACTTAAACCTACATGCTCCAATAAGATTTTGGGACGGAACTTCTATACAAACAGCTAGTGGTATACCAACTATAGCTGGAAATGGTATAGCTTTAACTTATAACCCTGGTACTAAATTAACAACCGCATCTTTAGATATGTCTAACATAACTATAGATAATAACGGTCAATTTGGCTACAACTCAAATATTTTAATTGAGTCAAGCGGCAATGTTAAAAGAACACCAATTTCACAACTATCTCAATTTGTTAATCATTTAAATCCGCAAATGTTTTATGAATGCGGTTTAGGTTATAATTTAGTTGTTTCAAATAATACAGCTATAGATCACTCTAAAAACTGTAATAATATATTTATAGGAAGTGAAGCTGGAGATCAATGCACTTGGTTTACAAATAGCGTTATATTAGGGCCTCAATCAGCTAAAGATGCTTATGTTTCTAATGTTACTTTAGCTGGCGATATATCTTTTGTTTCTATAGGTCATAGAACAGGAAGAAATTCTGCAAATCCAGATAATAGCGTTTTTATAGGACCTTCTGCTGGAGAAGATTCTGATTGTGCTAACGATAGTATTTTCATAGGAAATTCGGCTGGACATAATTCTGGATCATCTAAATCTATTGGTATAGGTGATAATGCATTAGAAGGAGTAAGGGGTTATAACAATTTAGAAATACTGCCAGATAAAGATTTGAATAAACTTCTGAATGGTACTGTATTTAACAAAGTAAATATATGCGGAATTGTAGCTGGCGATTCTTGTGCAGGTAGAGTATCTGTAGGTGGAGCAAGTAGAGTATTTCCAGGTGCATCTTTAGAAGTTTCAGCAAATAGTGATGACGATACTGTAGATTTGCAACAGTGGTATAATTCTAACGGCGATTTAGTCGCCTATTTAGATCAAAACGGAAACCTTGTTCTAAAAGGTACTGTAATAGAAAGTCAAATTATATCTGGTAAGAATAACAAACCAGTTACTATATCATCAAGTCTAGCTTGTGGAAATCAAAACACAGGTGGAAATATGCCACCAGTCGTTACTATTAATCTAAACAACGATTTCTCTAATGACTTTACATACTCTCCACAAGGCTATATGTTAAACTATACTATGCTTTTCCAGGAAGAATAAATGGCAAATTTTGTAAGAACAGTAAGTAACAATTTACATTTTGGAAGTGGTTATATATCTTCTATTAGTACCTTTACGCCACCGCCTTCTGGTAATTCTAAAACATATACTAAATCACTAGCACCATCTGTTATACTTTATAACACAACGCCACATTCTGGAGTTTTGGGTTATCAATATTTTAATAATCAGGATGGTTTACTTTTAGCTGCAATTAAGAATCCGTTAGACCCATCTGGGGACCTTGTTCCAGATGTAGATTTAAACCCTGTTTCAAGCGGTGTTGTTAATATACTTACGACAAACCCTTCAAGCTTTTTTGTTAGAAGAACTATAGATATATCAAGTTCTAGAGCTTCTAGATTAATGATGTATTTAAAACTAGATACAGAAGAAACACCAACAGTATTAAGAGATAAAAGAGTAGTTTATAACGACAATGATAATCCTATTAGTGGGGTTTTAACTCCGGTCAGTGGTTATCCGGTGGATTCTAAGGTTGCCTTTAGAATATTGGCGAATGAGCAAACCGTCTATACGGTTACAAGTAGTTTTGAGGGCTATATTAATACTACGTTACCTGCTACAACTACACAGGTCACATTTGAGACTTATGATACAGCCCTGCCAACATTAACAGCGGTTGATTCTGGGGTCTTAGGGTCTGGTACTTACTTCAAACAGCCCAATTATACAGTTTTGTTTAATGATCTTAAAATATATATACCTAATACTCCAAGTATACCTATATTGAATAATACTAGGGCTGGTACTTATGAGTTTATTGAATACAATAATTCTGCATCACTATCTATAGATAAGTGTAATCCTAGTGGTATTTTTGAAAATATAATAATAGGGCAAATTGAAAACGGTGTGCCGGTAGACTATTTTGTTGTTGGGGATAAATTCAGACAAGAGGCTTATCCTAATTTGAGGCCCCTTAACGCAAATAGAAATCTAGCTCTTAGGTTCGCTACACCAAATTATAATAGTGTCGATTTTAATAGTAAAGTAGAGCTTTTGCTAGAAGTAGAGAAGATAGATACAAAAGATGCAGAGTACTTTAGATCAGCTAATTTGAACGATTACTCTGTAAATACCTTCTATCATGGTACGTTTGATTTCATCAAAATGTCTTGTGAAACATCAACTTCTAGCTTTCCAACTACAGTAGAAAGTGTATCTACAATTAGTGGATCAAATAAACAATCCGTTTTTGTTAAAGGCGGCTTGATAGTTTTTGACGTTACTTCCGCAGTAAAAGATGCGGTTATAGCTGGTCAAGAATCTATAAATATAATAATTAAATATGACATACCCGATCTTGGAAAAGAAGATAAATATAAGTATGTTGTATATAATGTGGGTAATAAAGCCCTAAATAAACCTAGACTAAGATATACTAAACGCCAAAATATTCCGGATGTTGTTTGCGAAATAGACGAAGATGACGATGACGAGCAAGGTTCTGGTGATACAGGTGATGATGACGATGACGATGACGATAATGGTGGTCTAGTTGATTTACTATAGGGGGTGAAAAATGACTTGGATAGATAATATTTTGTTAGCCCTAAGAGTTTTACTAGGCGATATGAATAAAGAGAAATACAGCGATGAATCACTACAGAATAATTTAGTGGTAGCCGCCCAATTTGTCTCTATGGATACAAAACACATTAAACAGTATAACGTATTTTTGCCCTTTGATATATTACCCTCACCAGAAGATGATAAAGATTTTTTATTGTTGACAACTCTAAAATCTGCTTGTATGATTACAAACAGTGAATTTAGAACTATGCTAAACAATGGTGGCGGCAAAAGAATTACAATGAAAGATGGTATGTCTGAGATAACTGTAGACAACGGTTTGCAGCTAACGACACTTAGTAAAATAACTTCAGATTTATGCACTAAATATGCAGAAGCTTTATTTCAATACAATTTAGGTCAGAGCGGAGAAATGGGCGTAGTAATATTAGGACCTCATACAGATAATAATTTAAACCAAGCATTTGAGCTTATTTATGACAGGAGCGTATTTTAATGGCTAATTTAAGAACAAAACAACAATTACTGGATACGATAGAGGCAAATATAGCCGATAATAATGCTGGTAGTATTTCTGCGGCAGATATAAGAAATCCTATGTCTGATCTTACATATTCTATTAATTCTATAGTTGGAAGTGGCGATCATAATACAGGGTTTCCGTTTGTTAATAATGTGAGAGCTAAGAAAACTGGTGGAGCTAATGGATTTTTCATAGCAGAAGGTGGTGTTAATTTTCCTAATGGTGGTGGAGATCAAACATTAGCTTATCCAGGTCCAAGCGGAATAGATCACAACGATTTACTTAATAGAAACAATATTGATTCTCATCCAGGATTTCTAGATTTAGGTGGAACTAGAAGTATGACTGGAAATCTCAAGATGAATGGAAACTATGTTTCTGCATCTGGTAGTTTAACACCTACAAGAGGATTGAAATTTGAATATCTTCCAAGTGGAGATAAAATAACGGTTGGAGAAAATACATCTTTAAACTTCCAAGATGGCTCCCAAATGAAATCTGGAAGAGGTCTAGCTAAAGCTTGGATAAATTTTGATGCATCAAGCGGAGTTGTGGTTAATAGTTATCATAATGTTCATTCGATAGAAAGGGTCGCTACAGGTAAATTTAAATTAACTATACCTTCCGGAGTATTGAAAAATCAACATTGCGTTGTTTTTGGCCACTCTAACTCAAGAGATGCCGCAGGAACAGCGGAAGATTTTGATAGAAACTATATAGGTTTAGTAGATAGAACTTTTACTGGTAGCGGAACGGTTGTTATTAATTTTCAAGTTCTTAATGAAGCTAGTCAGTATGTAAACGCAGAAATAAACGATATGGTTGTATTTGGATATGATGTTGATGAACCCGCACAATCAGATATTATAATAATTGATTAAAAATGGATATTAAAATATTTAATCGCGTAAAAGAAACAACTAATATAACGGGCCTTGTTGATATAACGTTAGAAGGTCCGGTATCTTCTCATTCCGCATTTTCCGATCTATATGTAGATGGGGATAGGCTATTCTATGGAATGGTTAGTGAAACTTCTTACGAAATTGGGTACGGCACATTTATAGAAGATAACGGGAATTTCTCTATTAGTAGAGATATTATCCTAAGTAATAGTAACGGTGATACTAATAAAGTAAATTGGGCCGCCGGTGAAAAGCATGTTTATGTTACATATCCGGCAGAAAATTCTCTATTCTCATTAAAAGGTTTAGATGCTAGTCATAATATAGCCAATGGTAATATACCAGCGTTTGATTCAGATAATGTCTTAATACCTGTTTCTGGATATTTTTTAGATGGGTCTGGATTACATCTTAAAAATAATTTGTTATCACCGTCTGGCGATAGTATTATTTATAATGGTTATTTTAAAATACCAATGCCTATTGCGTCTGGAGACGCTGTAAATAAAGGTTATGTAGATGCTATAGGATTTCCAACCGCTTATACTCATCCAAACCATAGTGGCGATATTACTTCCGTTGGAGACGGATTAACAACAATAGTTGATAATGCAGTTACAACTAGTAAGATAGCTAATAATGCAGTAACTACAGAAAAAATTCAAAATGATGCTATTACTGGTCCTAAGATAGCTGAAGACGCTATAGGAATGGACCATATTCTATGTGATTCTGTGGATGACTGTCAATTAACCAATACAACTGTAGTTCCAGGTCTTTATACGTTTACAACAATCGGTGTAAACCAAAAGGGTCGTATAACTTTTATAGATAATGGAAACATACCAAATATAGGTATTGGTCCTACTGGTCCAGTAGGTCCAGCAGGTGGCGGCCCAACTGGATATACTGGTGTAGCTGGTGCTAAAGGTGATACAGGCCCAGGTGGTGGGGCTACTGGTCCTATAGGTCCTACTGGATTATCTGGTCCTACAGGATCATTAGGACCTACGGGTTATACTGGACTCAAAGGTGCTACAGGTGTAAACGGTGTAGGTGTAGAAGGTCCTAGAGGTCCTACAGGTTATACTGGACCACAAGGTATATCTTCTACTCTATCAATGAGCGCTAGAACTATATTAGGAAATTCTAATACCAGCCCTGCTGTTGCACAAAATTTAGCGCCAGTAACAGCTAGAAGAGTTGCTAGAGGAAATCTTCTTGGAGATTTTAATACAGCGAGTCATTTTGGCGGAAATCTTACAATTAATTTAGACAATGGTTGTTTTCAAATTATTGGTTGCGGCACTAATTTAACTATACATTCTTTAACAGGAACAAAAGTTACAGGAGATTCTTTTTGTTTTTATTTTAAAAATAATACAGCTAGTAATATAACAATATCTAAAAACAATTCTAATTTTAAAACCCTAGAAGGATTCACTTGGCCAGTTAGCTTGCCTCCAGCCGCTATATTAAGAGTTGAATTATGCATAGGAAGTAGTGCCGATAATATACCAGATGTTTTAACTTATTCTAAGGTTGTAGATTAATGTATGGGCCTCCATTTCAGACTATGCTTATTAATAGACAAAAAGGTGGTTGCTTATGCGACGGTGAACCTAGTCTGAGTGGCATTGATTGGACAATAAAATGGGATATTATTACTGCAAATGATAGTGGTAATAATTTCGTATATAATCCCCCATATTCAGGAGTCGTTGAATTTGTAGAAAATAAACCGGAATATGATTTTTATTATGATTATGATAATGTAACTTATCCAAATCTTCCAAATTATCTATGTTGGAATTGTGGGAAATACATGGTTATCTTTAACATAAATCGTAGTTGGGATAATAATCTTTGGCCTTGTAATCATGCAGCAAACTCAGATTCATTTCTATGCGGTTTTCTACAACAATTTTATAGAGGCTATATTCAAGTTGCTGACAGAATTTGGGGAACTAACCCTCAAAAAACCAGTAATATATATTCTTTATGCACAGACAATCCAAGCGGAGTTATACGATGGTGGGAACCATCATTAGGGTATGTAGATTATAGAATAGATGAATTAGGAGAACTTAGGCAAGTTGTTGAACTTCCATGTAGTGACACTATTATTGGAGATATTACTTATACTAAACTTGAATTTATGCGTTCAAAAATTTTTGATTTTGCGTTACAAGCTGGACAAATAGGGGATCAAGGGGCACAAGATTTTCCAAATATGGCTGGAGATATTATAGACTTACCTCATAACAGTTTTTTAAATGATAGTCATGTTTGTACTCACCCTACTAAAAACATAACTTCTCCGCTTGATATAAAATTTGAAGATGATTTACTATTAGAAATAGATCTATACGACAAAATAACGGAAGAACACACAGAATGTAATCAATACGATTTAAGTGGGTCTTGTACCGGCGTTATATCAGTAGACAAGCCCTGTTATTTATTTGTTCAAGACTATTCTTTACAAGCAGAAACTGAATCAAGGTTTTATTTTAAGGCTGGAAATATAGATTTTGGAATTTTCCCAGAATATCAGTCTGGTCTAAGCCCCTTCTATTTTAACTCTAAACGCTATGCTTATATAGAACCAAGTCAACCGCTTAAATTTCAAGCTAGTTATGAAACAACAAAAAATAACCTAAATGCCAAACTTGGTATACAGTTTGGTTTAACCAATACCTGCCCCGACTATGTATTTCCGAAATCTGTACAATCAGGAGTTTCTTTATCTAGCACTAATATAAATGTAAATTTTTGGGATTCTAGTGGATGTGGAACTAGTCAGCATCCAGCCTGTAGTGCCGGACAATTTGTTGAAATTAGTGGTTTATTAACTGTAAATAACAAAACTGTTGTAAATACAGATGTATTTTTCTATTCAGAAATGTATAGACCTATAAAAGAGTTTTATCAGGTATTCATAGATAACCAGCCGGTATCTCATAACTATAGTATAGGCGGTGGTTCTAACTGCGATATGATATTACAAACCGATGAATCTAACACTGTGATTACATCTGGTCAGCACCCTATACTTATTAGAGCTACAAATGAAGACAACTTATATCATGCAAGTGGATATCTTAATGTAGATTTCAATTTTTCTAAAGCTATTTGTTGTAGCGATTTTGGTTTTAGAGTATTTAGAGAAGGGGGTCAACTTAAAATAGAAGTTTTAGGAACAGACCCTATATCGTCAGTAGAAGTGGCTTGTGTCTCTAGTACTGGAAGTAGACTTAGTTGTAATGATATATTTCTTAGGACAGATATATATAGAGCCACATGTGCAGATGCATGTGGAAAGATTTATTTTAAATATGCCTATATAGACTCTGAAGACGATGTTAGATTTTCAGACGTTTTAACATTAAACTGGACTCAAGTAGATTTACCTTATAATTTGACTACTGGTATATATGATATGCCAATAACAGATGTAGATTGTACAACATTTGTAAATCCTTATTCAAACGTAGATTATGAAGACCTTCTATTAGTTAAAAGGGGTGGTTTTAATGCTATAATAAATACTAATATAGACAATTCTGGTGGTGGTGGAACTGCTATTAATAGTTTTACTCTACCTTGTAAGAGGTCTAATAGTCCGGATGCAGTTTGGATGTGTGTTGATTTCAAAGGCGAAGAAAGTTTTGACCTATTAGATGATTATTTAAATATTGGTACTCCATTACCTGCGGATTCATGGATTCTACTAACAGACCCAAATATTGATATAACCTATACATATACAAGCCTTGCTGCCGGACTTAGAGAAATATTAATAACAAATGTTTTTCCAGCTATATTAGTTTATGAGCCAAATCAAAACACATATTATTCAGATTATTGTCAAGACGATTATATTCAGGGTTTTTCATACGGTAACGGAACGCCAACTTCAAAAGATAGAAATAAACTAGTATCTATTGCTAATTTTGGCCCTGGATTTAGACTCAAAACCGGCACTAATAGATTTAAAGAATTGTTTTATAATTGTGTTAATTTACATAGTGTTAGTATAGACCTATTTAATAATAATACACTGATATATAACTTTGGAATTAAAGTCGCCCTAGATTTAAGTTACATATTTTGTAACTGTAATGAATTTCATTTGTTCACAACTCCGATATGGGTACATACCCAATTAAGAAGCTTATGTGGTGATTGTAGTACTATTCATTATTTAGATTATCCAATGCCATCAAATACTAGTTATTCATTTTATAACACTAAATATAATGACGGATTTGTATCTACATGGTGGATGGGCTACAATACAGATATGTCTTATATGTTTGGAACAGATAACACTGATGGTTTATATGGAAAGTTTAATCAACCCGTTAATGGTTGGGCTGTTTATAATGTTACTACTATGGCAGGAATGTTTCTTAATAATAAAAGTTTTATACAACCTATAAATAATTGGAAAGTTCATAGTTTAACAAATGCGGGGTTTTTTATGCATGGTAAAAGTTGGCAAGATTTTCCAGGAGATAATGATACTCAAAAGAAAATTGCTGCAACCAATTGGATGGATTCCGTATACAGGTCATGGCCTACAGCTAGATCATTACATAAATTAGTACCAATAAGTTTTGGAGATATTCCTTTCTCAGATAATAGTGCCGGTTATTTTAGTAGTATTAGTCTAGGTGGTAGAAATATTCTTGGAGTAAAAAATAACGCAACATTTAGTTTTCCATTAAATTTTTATGATTGTTATAGTAATAGTTATAATTTATTTAGTATAAGTAGTAATGGTCATTTAAGATTTTTATTAACTGATACAGATTGTAATGAATTAGGTTTTTTTGCCGGTGAAAAAACTTTATTAGATATGCCACCGGTTATAATACTTCATGTTGATAATGGTTTTGTAAGATTAAAGGGTTCTTATACATGGGAAAGTGAAGTTGACGGAACTAAGACTTATATATACCCTATTACTGCTGGTGGTAGAATACTTATAAATGATCTTGGTAGTAATATACCAGAGATAGAAGTTAATGATAATTTTCAATGGGCTATATCTGATGGTGGATTATGGGCTGTAAGCGGACAAGTTGTGGAAAATACTAATAATTCTAATAGTTGGTATTGGTCTACTATAAATCTTGGTGGGTCGTGGACAGGTGCTGCTAATGGACGAAAAGGTTGTAAGGGTGAATATTATACAATGTGTCCATTTGATGTAACTATATCCACTTTACCTTCTAATATAACTAAACTTTATACAATAAACGGATTTACTCCTAGTACAAAAAGTGTATGGCTTAGTGGGGTAGACCCTTATAGTTATCAACCATTTGGTATAACACATTTAACAACTACTAGTGGATCATTTTCTATAGAATCTAGAATAAAAACACGACCACTACATAATCTTGAAACATGTAGGAATGTTGGTCCTGTACCATTTTAAAAGGTGAAATATGAAATTATATAATAGAATAAAAGAAACAACAACAACTTCTGGTTCTGGTACTATGAGTTTAGCCGGTGCTGTACAGGGGTTTTCAAGATTTAATACTTACTATACAAATGGTGATACATTATTCTATTGTATAGTATCTGATGTTGATTATGAAATAGGTAAAGGGACGTATAACTCAAATACTGTATCTAGAGATCAAGTTTTAAGCTCTACAAACAGTAATAATAAAGTTAATTTCCTTTCCAACACTAAACAGATATATGTTACCTATCCAGGAGAGAAAGCTGTATTTTCTAAAGAAAATTTACAGAATAATACATTTTTAATTCATTCTACTAGCGGAGTTATTAATTCTACTGGATTAGAATGGAAACCTAGTGGTATTGTTATTGGAAACGCTATGTTTAAGGCTTCTGGAAATGATATTATTATTAGAAATAAAGAAGATACAGCCTCTGGAGTGTTAAAGGGGGACGTAAGAACAAATAGATTATATGCACAAAATAATACTTCACTTGTTTTTGAGTATTATACTACAAATACTGATTTTGGTACAATAGATAATTTTAGACTTGCTGGCGACGTTAGTAATAGCGGTGTTGTTCTTAGTTATATAGATGGAGATTATAATATACCTATTGGTTCAAACCCAATTGATATGCTTCATTGTAATAAATATCTTTCTGCCGATAAAATTCAGTGTAATTTATTAGCTTTTCCTAACGCTGGTAGTTATGTAGCTAGTAGTGGAGACCCTGCTATTATAAGAACTAGTTCTACTCAATTAAAAATTGCAACTAGAGATGGTGCTAACGATTATAGAGATTTAAGATGTAGAAATTTGTCTATAGATAAACTAACCTTTATGATTAATTTACCCACAACTAATCCGCTTTCATCTGGTATTTTATGGAGTGATAGCGGTGTGTTAAAAATAAGTCAAGGTATGGAGGTATAATGTTGAAAATAAATAATAGAGCAAGAGAATTAACTTCTTCTGTAGGTTTAGACCCTATACTACTTCAGGGCGCTGTAACTGGATTTACAACGTTTTCGTCTTTTATGAGTAATGGAGACGAAACTTATTATTTTCTACTATATAATGGTGGCTATGAGATAGGTATTGGAACGTATAATTCCAATAATACACTATCTAGGGATACTGTAATATATAGTTCTATAATTAATCAAAAACTTGATTTACCGAATGGTCAGAAAACTATCTTTTGTACTATTCCTGGTGATTATTCTATAACAACCCAACAAGATAACACTCAAAATTCTATAGCAGTTTTTAACGAAAAAAATATTATATCAGGGGGACCTTTAAAGGTATTAGGGAGTGGTGTTGCCTATATAAGGTCAGTTAGTGGAGAATTGTATTTTGAGAATAGTAGCGGTAATTTAATTCCTTTGAGGTTTTCTAATTTACAGGGTGATACTATTGTTAGCGGGGATTTTGATTTTGATATTAGTCATAGTGGGGTCAATACTTATATACAGCTTACTAATCCGTGTGGCCCAGATTTTTATTGTGCAGATATTGACTATTTTAATAGTGGAATAATGCAAGAGCCTTTTATTTTGGGGACTACAAAACAAAGTAGAAGTGATTTTATAAGATTAAGTTCTGTCAGCTATTCTGAAAATGATATTTTTAAAATATATAGTTCTAATTTTGATGATTTAATACAATCTAGCGGAAATGGTATAAGTTTTGGTATAGATAATGTAATAAGTAATGATTCTTTTACATGCGGAATTTTTAATGGGGCCGTTGGAAAACATTCGTCTTCATTTGGGTTTAGGGCTTTAGTAGTTGGTGATGATAGCACTTCTTATGGAAATAATTGTTATTTAAATGGTAAAGGTAGTTTACTAATAGGTAATAATATTATTGTTTCTGGAGATAATTCCTTAATAATAGCTAATGGCATAAAAAATGATATTACTGGATGTCTTTCTAATGGATATATACATATAGATTCTTCAGGATTAGTTAATATTAGCGCCGCATTTTATAGTTTAAGCGGTCTTATAGCCGGTGGCGCTATGAAAAAAAATTGTTTTACATTTGTGGATGATGCTTCTATACCAAAAATAGTCTATAGAGAAAATGATAATTATTATTATTTGAATCTTATACAAGATATGAATATAGATAAGACTTTAATAATACCAGAGGGCGGCCCGTTTAATTATGTAACATCATTTGAAGATTCTGGATTGAATTTAGTATATAATGGCGTTCAAGATATAACTATGTATCTATATGATTTAACTAAAGACACCAGGGTTGTTCAAATGGGGTCAGGAGATATAATTTTTGCAAGTGGTACTCAAATTCCAAGAAATCTAAATAATTATACTAGAACAAAAGGTAGATACTCTCAGGCACTATTATCTCCTTATGGTGGACTTGATGTGATTATAACAGGAGATTTAGAATAGTGTTAATTAAATCTGCAAGGTCTTTACAGAAAATAGAAGATATTACTGCATACGTTAAAAACGGCGATGTATATGAATCAGCATCTATGAAAAGCGTATATAAAACCATTTATAATACTATGATTGGTTATATAAATGGTGCAGATTATAATAATGGTAGTATAACGTATTTGTATAAAGATAATTCTGGGACAGTATTAGATTTCTTTCAATTTAATGCTCAATATGATTATCAGCTACCATCTAGTATATTATATAATACAAAACATTGGGTTACAAATAAAAAACCCTTTACTTGTATCCCTGTATGGAATTCGCATCAAAGAAAATGGGGGCATAGAGGGTTTTTAATAACAAAAAAGCACATGGTATATCAGTATCACTCTACTATACCTAGCATTGGTACAAAAGTATTGTTTTTAGATGAAAATAATCAGAGGGTTTATAGAGATATTGTCGATAGATATTCATTATTTGGTAGTCCCTCTCCTGGCAATGATAGTGGTCTTGTAAGACTAGATTCAGATGTACCATCTAGTATTGTACCAGCTATGTTTATAGGATATCCATTACATCATTTTATTGCAAATAATACTAATAATAAATATAATGGAAATTATACAAACACTAAAAATATAATTTATGACCCTTTTTGTACTATGCATACCCAATATAGAAGATGTAATTGTCAAACGTTTGGTATAACTTATGAACCACCTAATAGTCTTGTTCAAGGTTGGGGGGTACCAAATGGAGTATATGATTTTACATATTCCTTTAAAAATGAAAATTTAGGACCAAATTATCGTTTAAAAACGTATCTAAACCCTCCAAATAGTATTTGGTCAGATAGATCTATACTTGGTGATTCAGGGCATGTGAAAGGATTTTTTTATGGTGATAGATATGTTCTTATTACTAAAGAAACTAGTGTTTCTTTAATGGAAGAGTATGAAGGCGACTACACGGTAGGAACTTCTTATGTCCGATATAAAGACAAAATAGATGAATGGGAAGGTGCTAATGCAGACAATTATAGACCCGAATATCTTACTGTTTATAGTGTATAATTCAAATATATTTAATATTTTTAATAGATGAGAGAATAATATGGCGTACTATATAAACCCAAAAACCTCTGGAAATTATCCATTATCTTATGATAAGGAACCACAAGGTTCTGTTGTTATAAATTTTGGGAAAGCCAGTATTAAAAGTGAGATCGAGCTAGATGTCCTAAAACCCCAAATAAATCTCTTTGTTAAAGAGTCTCCTGAGCCAGTTTGGAAAGATCAATGGTTCTGGGGAGGGTCTGGAATCTATTAGATTCTATATAAATAAAAACGGCGATATAAATAGCGCCGCTTAATTCGTAATTTAATCCTTTGATTCTCTATAATTAATTATTAGATAAAGAATTATATTGTTAAAAACTCGGTTTGTCAAGTGTTTTACCCATGTAGACCAAATTTTTCGGAAAATAGTTTATGATTACTGACGACGAAGTAAACTCCCTAAAAACCATTTGGAAAGAATTGGCCGATCAATCCTACGATATTTTCGGCTCAGAGGTCGAATTCTTTTATCGTAGAATTAAAAGCGACGAAAGCCTTATCGAGAACAATATTTTTAATTCGGTTAATATAAAGGGTAAAGAACCCTCTAGATTTTATCTGGAAGAAGATACTTCGGAAACAATAAAGGTTAAATTATACTGGAAAAGAAAAGAGTGGAATAGAATAGTGGGCGATATTACTATTCCTGATAATGGCCTATTAATGCTCTCAAAGATAACAGATTACGAAAAGATAAAAGACGCTATTTATGCAGAATTTAAAAATAGTACAGATGTTTATAAACTAACTATGTCGGCTAAACAAATACCGCATAGCTTTAATAGTGACAAATATGTTTTAACTATTTGGGAATACTAATGACTAATATAAGTATAAGAATTAAAGATAGTAGTAGTAGTATTAAAAATAGAATAGAAGAAAGTGTAGGGTTTTTTATAAACAGGCTACTTAATAAAAAGAAGAATTTAATAATAGCGGATATAAGACAACTAATATTTAATTGGGTTTTTAAGCAACCAGAAATGCAAGATATACTATTGGGTCCAGCGGGTAATTTAGGGCCGCAACTTGGTATACCAATTGGAGAAGAATCTTTTATAGTAAACAAAATATGCTCTGCCGCAGCAAGGTCTTTTTCTATAAACATAAAGAATTTAAATAGTGCAAATCTTGGTACTTTATCAATGAATTTTGGCAACTATGCTTTTACAGAGTTTTTAGAAATGCCAGAGGGATTTATTGTTACCGAAAAAGGCGTTGTTTTACACTGGATGGATTGGATTTTAAATTTTGGCTTAGTACCTATAGTATTGGGCTATCATTTCAAACCAATAGAAGGTAAGGGTAGATCAACAGGTGGTATTATGGTTAAGCGTGGTGCTTGGGGAGTTCCTTATACTTATTCTGGTACGCCTACAAATAATTTTATAGTAAGGGCTTTTCAAGACCCGAATAATGATTCAGATATACAGAATGTTTTAAGTAGGTATTTGTAATGAATGACTCTCCAGAACTAAAAGGTATAGCTTCTGTAAAGTATAATACAGCATACAATGAAGTAGAGGATAACCTTATTTCATTCTTCGATTGGGGTCTACTTAATAAAGATAATTTTTTTAATGTACAACGAAATCAAACGGTTTCATCTTTGATAAACCAATACGGTCCAGAGCCTTTTGATTTTTACACGAAAAAAGATGTAAAACTATCTACAGACGCTAGCCTAATGAGTCCGCTAAACAACCAAGCTATACCTAAAGGTTTAATATGGTATGGATTACATGATAATTGGGTTTGGGAGAGTGGCGTATCTGTTGCTTCTGAGGTTTCTGAACCTATAAAGGTTTCCGGAATATATGTAAATAATGTATTTTACCCATCCGGAGTTACTGGTCAATACGAGCACTTTATAGATTACAATAATGGCCAAGTAGTTTTTAAGAATCCTATCGCTTTAACTAGCAAAGTTCAAGTAGAACATTCGTTCAAATGGATAAGTGTTCGAGGTTCTGATGTTTTAGAATCTATAAGAAATATTGGAGACGAAGTTAGCGAATTTGACTATAGAATGCCACTTATATGCATAGATTCTCCAGAAAGAAAACAGTCCGGATTACAGCTAGGTGGAGGACAAATACTACATTTTGATGTATTTTTCTACTGTTTTGCTTCTACAGATGATATGTGTGAACGCCTTATGGATATAATTAGCTTCCAAAATGATAGAACTATATATTTTTATAATAAGAATTTTATGATTTTAGATGATGGCTTTCCGTTCTTAAATAACGGTAAATTGAGGCAAAATGCCAAAAACTATAGAGAATTAATAGTTTCTTACCCAGGCTATAAGGCACAATCTTACAATACTAGTAGTATTAAGAGTAATTTTAAGAGGGCTTTCTTTAAATCTGGGGTCGTTAGGATGATGCTAGACTTGAGGAAATACAATATATAATGTGTATAATACAATGAAATTTAGTTTTTAAAAACGGAGAATTCGAATATGTCTAATTTTAGAATAATTTATGCTTGCCAAGCTGTAGGTATCAAACCATGTTATAATAAAGATGGTACGACTATCAATGGTGATGCTGTTACATTAATGCATGGTATTCAAAGTGCTGGTATTAATACTCAGTTTCCAATTGATACAGTTTTTGAATATGCTATGAGCCAAGTTTATCAAAACATTGAAAACATTGCTGAAGTAGAAGTTACTTTAGAGAAGGTTTTTGATGGATATCCACTGATCTATCACATGGCTACAAAAAACTCAAATGGTACTAATCTACAAGCTAGATCAAAAGCAAGGTCTTGTTTGAGTCTTGGTATTTATCCAGATGACAAAGAATTTGTTACTGGTGTTGCCCCAGTAGAAGTTTATTGCTCAGGCATGTATGTTGGAAATATTTCTTATAATTTTTCTACAGATGGTAATTTTACAGAATCTGTAACACTTGTAGGTAATTCAAAACAATGGTTTAGTGAAAATCCTACAAATCCTTTAGGTCTAACTGGTACTGCTGTTACTGATGCAACATTTATGATCGGTGGTTCAGGGGATTATCCTACTAACCTAGATTTAAATAGAACTTTAGCAAATGCTGGTGATTCTACAGAAGCCTTTAATAGATTCAAAGGTGGTGTACAACGAAGACAATACTTCAGGCTTGATATGTCTGAAATTCCTGTATCTATTTTTGGTGTTGGTGTAACAGGAAATGGTAATGCATATACAGGAGTCTATCCTAATGGACAGCCAAAAGTTCATATTCAAAGCATTAGTATTTCCGCTGACTTTGGTAGAGAAGATATTTTTGAGTTAGGAAGAAAAGAACCTTACTATAAAGCTTCTAATCCTACCGTCGAAGTTACTTGTGATTTTGAAGTTATTGCTACATCCGGAGACTTTATTAATGCCCTAGAAGCTGGAGACCCTGCTCTTGCACTAACTCCTTATAGAGGCGATAATACTAAAGAAGAAACAATTAAATTAGCTATCCATGATGGTACATACTTTGATCTTGGAAGAAAGAATAAACTACAATCTGTTTCTTATGGTGGGGGAGATACCGGTGGGGGTAATGTTAGCCTAAGCTATAGCTATAGAACTTATAATGATTTAAGAATCTTAGCACCTTCTGATCCAGGTAGTGGGGTTATTCCTTATTCTGGTCCAGAACTAGCTATTGTAACTGATATCCTTACTTAATAACTTTTAGGATCACAAAGGATTAAATATGAAAAACGATTTAGCTCCCTGTCGAGGTCCCTATGGATCATATAGATAGGGAGCTTTTTCTTTATAGGATACTTAGGGGTGTTGTAGACTATAAAAATATAAGAATATTACCCCCAACAAGAGAAGTTTATTATCGCTCCTGCGAGTTTTATATTTCCCGATATGAGAGTTATGTAAATAGGGGCCTAATGACACAATTAGACCTAGAAGAATGGATGAATGAAACCGGATATTGGACAAAGAGCGACGATGACGAAATAGAAAAGTTTAGGACAATGATAGAAGATACTAAACTTAACGCCTTTGAAAGAAGGTCCGACAAAAACTCTTTAAGGATGGCAAAAACCCTAGTTAAAGATGTAGAGTTTAAAATAAAAGAACTGTTTGAGAAAAAGGCCGCATTCTACAGAGATACCTGTGAGGGCATGGCCAATACGGATAAAACCGTATACATAATAGAGAATACTTCTTTTGTTAAAAACTCAAAAAAACTGCATAAGTATGAAGAAAACATAAGGATGAACGTGTTACCCATATATTACAGTTATATAGTAGATGAAGATATCATAAGAGATATATGTAAAAATGAGCCTTGGAAAACTATGTGGGGGATTAGAAAAAATACTAAAAGGGGTTGGTTTTCCTTTCCAAAAAGAGAAATGACTAGTTCCCAAAGGATGCTGATAGCTTGGTCACAAACCTATGATAACGTGTATGAATCTATGGAGAGTCCTACAGCAGACGTAATAAGTGACGATTTTTTGTTAGATGGTTGGTTTATAAAGCAATCTAAGAAGAGAAAAACAAGTTCAGAACAAGAAGATATAACAGGGGGAATGAGCGATAAAGTTAAGAATTCCCAGGAGGTTTTCAAGGTTGTTGGATTAAATTCTGAAGAAGCTAGGCGTGTTAATAAGGCTAATACACCAGAGGCTTCTATAGTGAAAAAACAAAGAGAGGCTATTTTAATGAGGAATGGAAAGTTAAATGAGTGATTTTGAGAAAAATAGAAAGATGTTTTCCGACTATAGGAAAATAAAAGAAGAGAGGCATAAGGCGATGTCTTACGACTCTCTAAGAGAAAGAATGAGCAATAGAATTAAGACCACTATGATAGGGGCTATTTCTTCTATTGAAGAACATTTTGGGTTTTTGTGGGGCTATGATGAAAAAACCCCGACAAAAAGCCAGCAAGATTTTAAGAGGGTCTTTGAAGAACTTAGAAAAGAAATATTGGACAAGGGGAATAATCAATTAAGATCAATTGATGCTGATCTTTGTAATTATAATATAGATAAGAAAGAAATAAAAATAGTTTTACCGGTTAATAGGAGAGGAAATAATGAGTGATAAGAAAGAATTTGAGGTCGGCGGAAAGAAATATAATGTTGTTACTCCGTCTCCAAAAGTTATACAAGAAGCTAGTGTGACATATTCTGTTGAGTTGGCTAATTGCTTAAAGAGGGGTGTTCAATCGAAATCCCAAGTATTAAAGTTTCTATCTGAGAATGGCGTTTGGGATTCTAAAAAAGATAAGGAAGAAAGCGATATAAGAAAAGAACTGGATGATTTGGAAGTTAAAATTTGTAGGGGTGGTAGACAGTCGTTAAAAACTGGTAGAGAAAATGCTCTTAAAATGAGAGACCTAAGAAGAAGGCTCACTACTCTTATTTCTGAGAGGCAATCTTATGAATCTAATTCTGCCGAGTCTCTAGCTGATAATGCTAGATTTGATTTTTTGGTGGCGTCTTGTACTTTTAATGAAAATGGTACAAAGGTTTATCAATCATATCAGTCTTATGTAGATAATGCTCAAGACGATATTGCATATGCCGCAGCTTCTAATTTAGCTTCTATAATGTATGGACTAGATGAAGACTATAATAAGAAACTAACTGAGAATGTTTTTCTTTCTAAGTATAACCTTGTAGATGACCAACTTAGACTTATAGATAAAGAAGGAAATTTGGTAGATAGGGAATATAGAAAGATTAATGATAAAGGCCACTATATCAATGAAAAAGGTGAACGTATAGATATAAATGGCAATAGACTAGATGAAGACGGAAGTTACTTAATAGAAACAGAATTTTACGATGAAGAAGAAGAAGTAGTTGCAAAGGAAGAAGATACTCCTAGTGATTAATGAGGTACTTATGAATGGCCAAAAAGTTTGTTCTTACAGCGGAGCTACAGTTTCGTAGGTCTTCAGATGTTGATCGTTTTGTTAGTGATTTAAAAAGAAAGTTTTCTGACGTAAATGTAAATGTAAAAACAAATGGTACTGGCCAAGCTGTTGCCGAAATTAAAAAGGTAAAAGCCGCAGTTGATAGTACTAATCATGCTACAGAAGAACTAGCTAAAACTTTTGCCCTATCTTTCAAAAGATTCGTTTCATTCTCGATAGCCACAAGGTCTGTGGCTATTTTTACGTCTAGACTTAATTCCGCATTTAGAAAGGCTAGAGAATTTGAAGCTGAAATGATAAAGGTCGGCCAAGTTACTGGCAAAAGTATGGCTGGACTATCAGACCTTAGTAACGAAATAAATAGATTAGCTACAAACTTTGGTGTCTATGGTAATACCTTGGCGAAGGTTTCCGTATTACTATCTCAAGCTGGTTTCTCTGCTAGGGACACTAGAATAGCCCTTGATACTTTGGCTAAAACTGAGCTAGCCCCAACATTTGATAACATCATAGAAACAACCGAAGGCGCTATTGCTCTTTTTAATCAATTTGGAAAAGGGGCAGATGCTCTTTCTGCACAATTGGGTGCTATAAATAGAGTTGCCGGTGCATTTGCTGTTGAATCTGGAGACTTAATCGAAGTAGTTCGTAGGGTCGGTGGTGTTTTTAAATCTTCAGGCGGCGATCTTAATGAACTTATTTCTTTATTTACATCTGTTAGACAAACAACTAGAGAAAATGCAGAAAGTATTGCTACCGCCCTTAGAACTATATTTGTTAGAATTCAAAGACCCAAAACTATTGAATACTTACGCAAATATGGTATAGAGCTTACTGATGAACTAGGTAGATTTATCGGGCCGCTAGAATCCATAGAAAGGATATATCAGAAATTTGGTAATCTCCCACAAGGGGATTTAAGGCTCATAGAAGCCGGTGAAGTTGTTGCTGGTTTTAGACAGATTGGTAAATTCATTCCTCTTATTCAGCAATATAGAATTACACAACAAGCCCTTAATGTTGCTAAGGCTGGCGAAAGCAGCTTGGATGAAGACGCCATAAAGGCCAAAGAGGGTCTTGCAAACAAACTCTCTAGACTCAATGAAGAGTTCCAAGTATTAATCAGAAGTATAACAGAAAGTAAAACATTTAAAGTTGTTACAAACTTCTTCATCGACACTACTTCCGCTGTTATAAAGTTAGTGGACGCCCTAAAGCCCCTTATTCCTTTGTTCACAGCTTTTGCTGGTATTAGATTGGCAAAAACTATAGGTGGATTCTCTAAGGACTTTAGTAAAAATCTTGTATCTGCTCAACAATTTAGTTCTGGTGGACCTGTTTCTGGCTATGGAAATACTGATACCGTTCCAGCTATGCTAACTCCTGGTGAGTTTGTGTTAAATAGACACGCTGCTAAATCTATTGGTTCTAATAGATTAAATAAGATGAATAAATCGCCACAACGATTGAATCAAGGTGGTTGGGTTGTAGATGATGGAACAGTTGGTGTTTTTACATTAGACCCAACAGAAAGAAGTAATGATGGAATTCAAGGGAAGTATGCTTTAAACGCTAGAAAAAAAGATGATAGACGAAAAACTTATGCAAATGGTTTTCCATTAGATATTTATACTATTTCTAATAGTAAAGTAAGAGATTATAAAGTTGTTCAGCAGGATTTTGATAGAATTTCTCAACAACATACTGAAGCAATGCTTGAGGATTTAGTTACAAGTTCAACTTTTGTTACAGGTTTAGAGCCATTAAAAATAGACGAAACGCACAAAAAGAATGTTATTAAAAAATTTGGAAGTGATCCAGGTGTTAAAAATTCTATTCAAGGTTATTTATTAGAAGGTTTAACTTCTGCTCTTATTGGACTTAATTTTCAAGGTGGTTCTAGTACTTTTGACTTTGACTTTCTTAATAAGAATATAAATACAGAAAACTTCGGAAAACTTTTTGGAAAAAGTATATCTCCTAATTTAAAACTAGCAGATGCTAAAAGAACTTTTAATCCTTCTTCAATGAGTGATAAAGTTGAGAATTTTATAAGTGAAAATAGTGAGAAGGCATTAGGAGACTATGGTTTTAGATTTAGCGAAGAAGGAGTAATGACTGGTAGAAATATAAGTGTTACAATGCAGCAATTAGAACAAAAGGCTGCTATAGAAGCAATAAAGGCTGATAAAAAATATTATGATCCTGAAAAGAATAAGGCTTTTCCATTTATAGTTAATGAGAAAAATATTGGGGCAACGCCATTCGCCGGTGCTATATCAGAAATTGCTAATCCAAAATATGGGACTGAAGCAAGACTTCAAAAGTTTTATGATGCTATGGGTTATAAAACTAGTAAAATAATGCGGCATGATAACTCAATTACTTATGGCGAGGATGGTGATAAGGCATTAGAATATGTAAGACAAATTTTAAGAGAAAAAAATATTGAATTAATAAAAGAAGCACAAAGTATTAAAGCAAGAAATATTAAAAATATTAGCTTAGAGGGTCTTGGAGAAGAATATGCTAAATCTGGTCAAGGGGCTGTTGGATATTTAGATACAGACCTAATGACTCAGTTAGGTGTTAGTAATGCCGCCGATTTGAGAAAAAGCATTATGTTACAGGCTGTTGCTGATCCTGGTATAAAAGTTAAAAATATTATTGGTATGGCTGGATCAGGAAAAACTACTCTTGCTCATACTATGGCTGGAGATAGAAAACTATTTCCTATAACAAAACCATCTGACTTAGAAGGAATAACAGAATTAATAAATGTTTCTTCTGAAGTTACTAGAGGGCATTTAGAATATCTTAGTAAGCTCGGAAAAGACGATGAAGTTACTTTTCTATCTAGTACTACGCCTGATGAAATAGCGACATTGACTTCTAATAGACAAATTAGAGCCGAAACTGGTTTACATTTATTTGGAAGAAGTGGCGATTCTTCTAAATATGCTCCTACCGATTCTAGAGTTTCAGAAGCTTTAGTACAAAAATATGTTAAAGAAGCTAAAGTTAAATTTCAAAGTGTTGCCGGTGGCGAAAAGATAGGTGCTAAGTATGAAGAATTAACTGGCGATGCGGTACAAATGCTTGGTTCCTTTAACCCTACTACTCTTGGACATGTTCTTGGTCTTACTGGAGATATGATTGGGGAAGGTATTAAGAAAGAAGATTTTCTTATAAGAGTTGGTAAAGGAGAAACTCCTAAATTAGACGATCAAAGCACTTGGAGAACAGCTTTATTTGGAGATAGATATAGATTACATTTAGCTAAAATAGGTTTTGCAGAACATGGTTTTGATAATGTAATGCAGGGCGATTTTCAGCCTGAATTAGGTTATGTTGATAAGGATGGTAAAGTTAAACTATTTAATTTTGCATTACCTGGAGAATCTTTAGAAGGTAGAAGTTATATTGTTACAGGTGGAAAAAGAGCAGAAGGAAAATATGAAAGTACTAAAGAAAAAGCTGAGGCCGCAGGTTTTCGTTATAGAGATGTTGACAGGTCTTCATCTGATGATGACGAATTAATAAGTGGAACACGCCTTAGAAATGCTATCTTTAGTGGTAATTTAGAAAGTGTTAGAAATTTGCTTCCAGAGGCTGTTTATAAATCTCTATCATCAAACGAGGAAGTTCTTAAAAATAGAAAAGATGATTTTGAAAAAATATTTAAACTTGCTAAAGAAAAGATAGATCAGGGAAGTACATCTAAGATAACTACTTTGATGGAGCAGATTTTTGATTCAGACGATAGATATAAAATAAAATATCTTGCCGGTGGGGGTCCGGTTCCAGGTACTGGTAATAGAGATACAGTACCAGCTATGCTAACACCTGGGGAGTATGTACTTAATAAGGGTGCTGTAGCTGCACTAGGAATGTCTACTTTAGATAAGCTAAATAAAGGGAAAAAGGGTGGAAAGTCTAAAGATGGAATATCTTACTATAGTGGCGGTGGCGGAGTAACTGGCGCTGGCATTGGAGCATTTGCTGGAATTAGTATATTAGCTAGTACATTTACACAACTTATAGGCGATTCCAGCAAATTAGGGCAAGTTTTTGGAGCATTACAAGTAGCTGGTACACAGGCTGTAGGTTCTTATTATTTAATGTCTACAGTGGTTGATAAACTTGCTGGAACTATGGCTGATGCAGATGGAAATATAGATAAAAACTTTTTTGATTTATTTAAATCTGAAAAAGATAGTCAAGAGGCATTTAATAATAGAATAAAAGAACTATCTAAATCTTTTGAGGAGCTTGATAAAGCAGTTAAAGAGGCTGAGATAGAATTAGAGGTAGCAAAAGAACTTAAAGACCCTTCTCAAATAGAAGAAAAGACAAATGCTCTAAAAGAAGCTAAAAGACAACATGCTGTTAATTCCGTAATATCAGACCCTAAAAAACTAAAAGAAAGAATTGATAAAGATAAATCTCATCTACAATCAGAAAAAACTAGAATAAGAGAAATTGATGGACAAATATTAGATATTCAAAAAAATATAGAAGATACTTTAAAAAATAATCCTAAACAAAATATTACTGCCGCTAAATTAGAAATAAAAAAATATGAAAAACGAAAACTTAATGCCGAAACTAATGTAAAAGATTTTGAAGAAAGAATTGGTAAAGATGAAGAATTATTAAATCTTCTTCCTAAAGAAAAATCTTCTAAGTTTAATGAATTCATAAAAGGATTTGATTTTAATACATCTGCTGGTAGAACTAAAATAGGCGGTGCTATTGGTGGTGCTGGTGCTGCGGTATCTTCTGGTTTAAGTTCTTATTCAGCTTATAATCAAAAATTAGCAGAAAAAGCTTTAACCCAAGGAAGATTTGGAGATGCTAAGACTAGTTTAATTGAATCTAAAAATATTGCTGATACTGCTGGTATAGTTAGTACCGCTTCACAATTTGCTTCTGCCGGTGCTGCTTTTGGACCTTTTGGTGTAGCTATTGGTGCTGCTGGTGGTGCTTTATATGGTCTTGTTGATGTTATTAGTAATCATTCAGAAAAAATAAAAGAAATAAATTTTAAAATAGTTGAAGAATCTATAGCATCTATAAATAATTCTATGAAACAATTTGAAGAAAATCTTATTGGATTAGCAGATTTATTAGATAAAAGAAGAAATTATGAAAAAGATCGGGCAGAAAGGGCTGTTGCTGGAGCTACTGTTAGGGAAGCAGAAAGAAGAGGCATGGGTGGATTTGAAAGATTTCTTGATAGAATTGATGAATATATTGGAAATCATAATCCTGGAAATACTATATTAAAACCTTTAGGATTATTTGGTTATGATACAGAGAATCATAATATAGATCAGCGGGATAGAAATGCAAGATATAATAGAATGTCTCTTTCGCAAGCTGTTATTAATCCTAATTTAAATGTTAGTGAAAGAGCTACTATTGCATCTAGTTTACAGAATCAAAGAAATACTAATCTAGATACTTTAAAATTAATTAATAATGATAAAAGATTAAACAATAAAGAAAGAATAGAAAAAGTTGAAGAAATTGGTAAACAACAAATATTTGAATATAGAGGTCAATTTAATTTCTTTAGGGCTGAAGCGATAAGAGTAGAAGAAGAGTTGGCTGAAGCTACAAAGAAAGATGATGTAGTATTAAAAGCAAAACTTACAACTGAATTAGAAACTATAAAAGCTCAACAATTACTTATTGAAACACAAATAGCTTTAACGCAATCTTATATAGAGCAATCTAAAGTTCAAGAACAATTAACTCGTATAAATTTAAATAGAATAGCAGTTGATAATGCATTTAAATCTGCTACTCTTGAGTTTAATAGAACGATAGAAGAAGGAAAGTCCGGAATAAATGTTTTTGCTAGAGCGATACAAGAAGCAGAATTCTATGGGGCTGGTAATTCTGGCCGATTAAATCAATTAAAAGAATCTAATAAGGCTAGTATATCAAGAGCAGCTTCATCTGGATTGATAAATGAGGATACAGAAATATTCTTACAAACTCAGGCAGCTAGACAAGAACAATATGCTTCTCTTATAGATCAAATTACAACTGGAGATATAAGGCTTGATGTAAATGATGAGACTGTTGTTCCTGGAGTACAAATAGCGGACCAATTAAGAGACCAGGGTTTTGACCAAACTGTTATATCACAAGTAAGGACTCTTTTAGAAGAAAAGCTGCCTATATTAAATGCGTCTGATCCTAATAAAGTAAAAGAAGAACTTTTGAAAGCATTGGAACCGGCGTTTAAAAAGGTAGGAGAGATTACTAAAGATACTTTTTCTACACTTTATGAATATGAAAAACAACTTGTATCTTCTCTTAAAGAACGACTTGTTCTTGAACGTAATTATATTTCAGAAATAAATAATGCTATAAATCTTAGAAAAGAAGCGGAACAAATACAAGGTGAATTTGGTGGAAGGACATTTACTCCAGCTAGAGAAAGAGAACTAGAATTACAAAAATTAAATCAATCACTAGCAGCAATACAGGGTGGTACTGTTAATGCATTAACTGGACAGGAATTATTGTCTGCTACGAGTAGAATAGATTTAAATAGTGGTCAAGATAGAAATCAATTGGGTGGTGGAGAAGAACAAAGAGAAAGGGTAAAAACTCAGCAAGAAGCTTTAATAAATGCGGCTAAAGCTAATATAGAAATTAGAAAGAAAGAAATCGAAATAATAAAACAAAAAAATAGACTAGAACAAGATGCTATTAAGAGTTTAGCACAAGGAGATATAGAAGCTTTTTTCAACAATATACAATCTAGTGCTGCTACAGATGCATTAGCCGCTGGAGATAATTCTATATTGCGTCAACTTGGACCTAGAGCAATAGCTGGTGCGGTAGAAAATTTACAATCTATGGCTGGTGCTGGAATAACAGAATTTAACGGAAGAAGTGTTAATGAGCTTGTTAGACAAGGTAATATGGCTATGGCTACTAGTACTCTTGGAGCTAATAGTTCTGTAGCCCAAAGTGTAGCAAATCAAAATGCTCAAATATCTACAGCAGAAAGTGATATACGAAAATCTGCCGAAGTGTTAGGAACTATAGGCGATCAACAATATGGAAATGCTAATATTGAATTTATGCATAGCACAGAGGTATTTAATAATGCTGTTGAAACTTTCAAAGAAACTATAAATAAAACGTTTGTAGACGTAGAGAAAGAAAAAGAAATTAATACGGCTATGTCTGTAGCAAGGCTTGGATTTTTTGCTTCTGGTGGTAGTGTATTTAAACCTCGCGGAACCGATACTATTCCAGCTATGTTGACCCCTGGAGAATTTGTAGTTAGAAAATCTGCCGTTGATAAAGTTGGTTTAGGAACTTTGAATAGAATAAATCAGGGCTATTACAACAAGGGCGGTGTAGTTGGCGGTGGATCAGAAGTGTATAATCAGGCAGGATTTGAGCAATTTAATGTTGCGGTCCAAATGTTTAAAGACTCTGTAAGCATATTTAAAGACGCTGTTTCTATAGGTAGTGATGTTCAAGCTCTAAGTGAGCAAATATCTAAATTAAGGGAATCATTTATGGACTTTGCCAGCACTAATATGAGCGTTCAGCTAAACCCAACAAGTGTAAATGTTAATATTTCCGACCTTACAAACTCTATGAGAAGAGAATTATCTGAGTCAGCCCAAAACGCAATAATAGACAGAGTTGTTGAAGAACTTAAAAGAGGTCGTTATTAATGGATCGTGGATGCGAAACTTTATTTATATTTAAACTAAAGGGTTCTGGGGGGCTTAAAGGGTCCCTTAATGTAGATAGTCGGCCTAAACCAAAATTCGTAGCCAAACCTGATCTAAAGACTGGGTTTATAAAACCCTCTGATCTTGTAGAAGACTTTTTAGATAGATTAGTTGATTTAGAAGTATTTGAAATAGAAGATAGGCCAGATTATATATTCGGTCTAGAGAAAGAAATAGCCCTTACTGTTTCTCTTAAAGGTTCTTCTAAGGTCAATACAAAAATATCTACCGCACATAGACTTAAATCTAAAGTTTCTGGTAGTGGTAAAGTCAACGGTGTTTTATTACTAGACGCTGATTT